GCACCAGTTCCTCCACTGAATCCTACTTCTTGACCTCGATAATTTAATACGATTCCCGTATCGCCAGTTAATCCTACAAGAATTGGTTTAGAAACCTGACTCGTAAGATTTGGTTCGTTTGTTGTGAGTCCGCCATAGGTAGTTGGATCAACAAAATACACACATCCAGCATGGAGAGTAACACCATCCGCACCTAAAGCAGGTCCGAAGTCTCCTTGAATCTTTCCATTGGTAACCACAGTTACCTTGTTACCTAGAACAGTAGAAACGATTCCTATCGCCTCTGCTTCTGTTGAGTTTGCCCCTCTTGCGAGAGTTATACCCATACTGTTACCTAGACTATAATCTGGCCGAATAACATTGGCGAAAGTATATCCGGCGGTAACTCCAGAAAACTGAGTGGATGATTTGATTTGACTACCACTAAAATCATAATTTAAAGACCCGCTAATTGTTAGATCGTTAAAAGTTACTCCTCGCGTAACATTTTCGGCCATATTGAAAAGAAGAAACCCTGCGGTTCCAGTACTAGCAGCAGTGGTTCCCAAAGACACATCAATACCATCACCACTAACACCATTAAAAACTTTAATACTGTTCAATTTTCCAATAATATCATCATTAGTTTTATTGAACCAGTCTAAAAATGTTTGATTATTTGTTAGTTCTGGTATTGAGAATAAATTGTCGTCTGATGCGCCCATATGTTTTCCTTAGTACTAGCCTTATTTAGCCTAAATTAACTTACCACCGGGATCGGATATCCACTAATATATGTGTAATTATCGTTTTCAATTTTAATTGCCATAGGTGAATCGTCTTCATCAATAACCGTGGAATCTAAAACCTGCCTACCGCGCTGGGTTAAACCTGTTATACTTAACTTATATCTAGTTGCACCGGGAACTACATTCTCACCTGATCCCGCTGAGTTATCTGATAAAGCACCATCCTCAGTTTCTGTAACAAACTCCTGTGAGATTGCGAATCCAACGTAACCTGCTGACGAATTCTCCGGCTGGTTTGCATTGAAGGATAATTCATCGTTATTATAAATCCAGACTTTGAATCTATATGAATCATTTTCTACACCAGTAAATTCTGGTATTTGTACTAAATACCAACCTCTTTTAAATGTGACTGTTGAACCACTGACATTGATTAAATTAGGAGAAATTGGACATAACCCGGATCTTCCAAATTGTTCTTGCATATTTCCGTCATAATCCGAGTATCCCCATCCGGGGCCCTGGCCCAATGCAATGGCAGGCGCCCAGTTACAAATCATCGTTGTTGTTAATGTTTGCTGTAGAAGAAAATGTTCCTGAACTTCATTTAATTCTGATGCTTGTAGTGCATACCCAGCCCGAAAACCAAGGAGGACGTAATTCTTGCTTGCGTTTTCATCTAAAGAAGTAAATTCTTGTTCCGCTACCCTACTGCTATAAGGTCCTCGTTCTAATGGCGTGCTTTGATCGTTTTTAAATGGTGCTCTGGACACGAATTATCTCCTAAAATGATTTAACTATTAGAAAAGAAAATCTTTTCACGGGTTGTGTTGTGTTATCTGGCATTTGTATGGTTGCTGATTTTTGAACTAGAGGACTTCCCGACTTTGTTTTGATACTTGGTTTCTGTACACTGGTTATGGGGTATTCAACTCCATCCAATGTTAGTGTGTCCCCTGTTTTATAGTTATCAGGAGTTAAACTGATAACCTGAGTCGATCCTCTATTGCTTGCAGTTGGCGATTGCTTAGCCGAAACAACAGTACCTTGGCGTTTCGATGATATTGGAATGGGTCCGGGGGAAGGTATTTTCTTCATGTCATTTTCCTTATCATGGATCTAGATTGAGGTTTATCTTGATTGTGTTTCTTTCAATTTTCTTTTCGTTCTTGTTCAGATCTGATCCAAAAACTACATCGTCCGTAGTTTGTGGATTTTTTAAAATACCATATGTGGTAAACGTCTTTTGTTCAACATCCGCGTCCAATATATCATTGGAATCAAATTCAACCTTGAAAGCCAATTGAGTAGCGTTCAATAATTTTCGTGTGCTAGTTGCAAAACCATCAAGAGGTTCTATATTTGTCTCTATTAGATTTATAAATGTAGATGCACCCGTCACCGATGGAATAGTTAATCCATATTCATAGTAACCGGATCCACCAGAAATCAGTTCTATTCCATCAACAACTATATTTCCAGCGTTATCTTTAAAGGTTATTAGTCTAGCGGATGCACCAGTTCCAGTTGCACTTGTTATCACAATCTCTGGATTTTCTACGGAAATTTGTCTATCACTGTAAGATAAATTTGCTAGGTTGATGAACATCGAAAGGATTTCCCCATCCTTTGCAGATGAAGAAGTAACTAACTCTGCCTGAACCTTTTCATTAGAATTTGGATTTAATTGTAATGAGTTTATCTTTTCTAGATTGGTTTCGAGTGATATACTAGAAGGGACCTCTATCAATGAGCCGGCTCCTGCCACAAAACGATGTTCCATATCAAGTCGTTGTGCCAGATCATAACATCGATAACACGAAACATCCGTAATTTTTTCCCACAAAAATCCCGCAGTGATATAAGTATCATCTTCCGGAACATATTGTTTAGTTCGGGGATATAATCCGCACGAACCCACTTCATCTCCTCCATTACTGCAAACATATGTAATAAGAGATTGGAGTCCTACAACGGTTGGAAATTCTTCAAAGTCCTTTATTGCATCATTAACCGGCATCAGATTATCAGTCAGGAACCTTCTAGAATTGGTATCTAGTTTATACAGTCTTCTCCACCGATAACCGTCCGGGTATGTTTTTTCAACGGCATCTTCAAATGATGGAGTGTATGTTGAATTATTATCACCAAACTGATCTATTCGATTAAGTGCATTTGATGATACACAGAGGTATACTGTTCCGTTTGTTTGATTAAGAACATAATAATTATCAGCAGATGAATTACCCGTTGCTCTCCACGGATTATATGTTTTCTTTATTTCATAATTTATTCTGCGAACTACTGGTTTTGCATCATTTTTTCTTACATGGTATAATAAAGATACGTCCTCCCAGACGTTTCGATCACCGGCAGCGGTGTCATAATTACTTCCCTCAGAAACTCCACCCAGATAAAACGCATACTTATCTTGTCCTTTAGATAATCTTGTATAGAAGTCTTCTAAATTATCTGTATTAATTGAACTCATTTAACTTTCCTCTATTATGGACAACTTTCATGATCATCTGCACCTGATATGCAGGACGTTATTCCGTCATTTGGTGATGTCTGTCCGGTAACTGGAGCACACAATTCTACAAAATCTCTTATAACAACCGAACTAAAAGACAAGCCGTAAGTATCTATGTCCCCGGAAGATCCTGTTGTTTCGCCTGCTAATGCCCATCCGGGATGATTAAATGCCGGTTCTCTGTAGGTAGCACCATCAATTCCACTAAGACCTCTTTTTGTTACCCAGAAATCTGTCCATAAACTACTTCCGGAACAACCCACACATGGTTCTATATCACCTGTAGATTCCATTGAATATGGAAAATAATTATAGAGTCGAGGGATCTCGCAACCATCTGCTAGCCCTTCGCTGTAGTCTCCACTCCCGCCAATTGGAATATAGTCTGCAAAGGATTGTTCATAGAAAACTTTTAGACCCACTGGGTGAACCATTGCAGAAATTATTTGATCGTAATCAGAAACTTCTCCACTATTTAATATGTAAGAATAATCTTGGTAGAAGTAACCATCCTGAATTATGCCATCATTTAAATATGAACCGCCTAGTGTTGATGTGCTTTCATATGTTCCTGTTCCTCCCGCTGAGACTCCTCTGGACCATCCATCAAATCTTCCTCCATTGAGCCTCATTATCCTTTTCTTAGGATAATCTATTGCATTTTCACCTAAAGTAATTCCATAAAGTTTCTTGAAGAAGTATTTGTATGATTTTTCACTTCCCTTTGTCTGGTAAAAATTATTTCGGACTCCACCAAGAAAATCAATTATATTATCAAGAGTCACACCTTGGTTATCGCCGCTATTTCCAATTTTATTGGTGGGGAAATCCGCTGCATAGGATGACGCATAAGATCTTACGATATCTTTGGAGTTCGTTTCTAAGTTTAATAAATTATAAAAGTCCTTTGATGAAATATTATATTGCCCACCAGAAGTCCCTTTACAGTATAACCAATCATAATATGATTGAATAAATTCTGGTAGATTTGTTTCTTTATCTCTTTCTCTAATCCATCTAGGAAAATCATTTAGAATATCATGAAGATTTGGAGTACAAAGTCCTGTGTTAATTTTATCTAATTGTTCTTGTATCTGAGAACTTAAAAGATCTACCTGCTCACCTGCATTTAATAGTCTTTCACCATCAGTGCCTGGTTTATTTTTTAGATTTCCGTAATTTCCACCTGCACCTATTGTCATTGTTCTTGTGCCGTTATAGTTACGTTAAATGTGGGAACAACCACTACCTCTTGCTTACCAACAAAAGAATTGGTTTTAGGAACAAAAGTCATAGTAAATGGATCTCTCAAAATATTAGCATCTATCTCCACAATTCCTCTTTCGTAATTTATTCTTCCCACATCAGTGGAGAGTGAAACATAAGATCCCGATGTAAATCTAATCAATCCAAGTTTCGCATAACCGTCTGATTGCATTGTTTGGGGAATGTCTACTATCTGGAGATCACTATATTCTGTGTTTCCAAATGTACCCTTTGTTGGAGTTGTTTGGAGTGATCTGTTTGATATAGTTCCCAATATTCTTCGTATGGGATTCTTGAAATATACCGATCGTTTCTGCTCACTTGCGGTAAAATCCTTAGAACACTTTGTTGATATTCCAGAAGAGTCTATAGTCAGGGACTCATCAACCCCATTTGCGATAGAAAGAATATCATTCTCCCTAATCACCTTATTAAATTGTCTATTAGTTTTGAACTCTGTATTTAGTGCGGCAGTTACCTTTGCTTGTAATTCCGTTACCGATAAATTGGTAACAGATTGATTTGAAGTTCCGTTTAGGTTTATCTCCTCCGTAATGGGAAGAGGTCCAATATACTCAGGTAAAATTGTAACTACACACTTATCCTTCAATAGTTGAATTGCATTTATTATTTCTTCTCCATCGGTAAACGCATCAGAACTTTCTGGATCTTCATTCAACAGAGAAACAAAAAATCTTCCGTAATAGGGGGGATCGTTTTCTTCCCCTCCCCACACATTTATTCTTAAATCTGCGTTAGCATTTTCTTCATCAATCAGAGCTCTGGCTAAAACAGCAATTGCGTCATTTTTTGTCACCACTCTGTCTTGAGCAGAAAAGGTTTTTGGAGCGAAAAATCTCACTGCATCTATGTTTGGTTCCACTGCACCGCCGGAACTTTGATATATTGTCTGTGAGATGGGAGTGGCAGCCGGATCGATCGCGTTCCATTGTGCTGGTACGAAACCTCCTACACCATTACCCAGTTCTCCACTCGAAGTAATATAACTTATTTCTACCAAAGAACCCTCTTCTAGAGGTTTACCAAAACCAACATTTATTCCATCACTTATATTGCCAGAAAATATAACAAAGAATCCCGCATCAGTTCTTTCTAGAAAGAACACCTTACTATCTGAATTAATATTTTCATTTGTATCAGATGAAAGAAACCATTCCTCTGCTTCTCCTCCGGGTG